CTGCTGGCTGTCGTGCTGCAGCGCGGTGGCGCGGCGGGTACGAATCAGTTCCTCCGCAGCTGCGCGCGTCATGTCGCCGTCGGCCACCTGCTTGGCCAGCTCGGCATGCTCGGCCAGCGGGTCGTAGCCCGGCGCCGGTCGACCCAACTGCTTGGCCAGCCATGCCATCTCCTGCTGCATGAAGTCGTAGGCCTGCCCCATTGCCGCCGGGTCGCCGGAGTTGATCGCGGCCAGGTAGTTGAGCGCGTTGCCCATCTGCTGCGGGTCGGCACCGGTGGACTTGATGGTTTCTTCCCACTGCCTGCCGCGCTCGGCGTCGGGCCGCAGGGTTTCGACCTCGGCGGCGCGCTCGCTCAGCTCACGGAAGCGCTTCTGTGTGCGCTCGTTGGCAATGCCCAGGTCCTTGATCTCGACGTCAATGGCGTCGGGCTGGCTGGAGGCAGCTGCAGCGGCGGCCGCTGCTGGGTCAGGGTCACCGCCCTGCTCGCCCTCAGCACCACTGGCAGACGCTGCTGCGCCAACGGCTTCGCTGCCGGCGGCATCAGTTTCAGCACCAGCAGCTCCCTGGCCCTCAGCGGCAGCAGCCGGTGCACCGCCCTCCTCGCGCACTTCCAGCTCGCGGGCCACTTCCACGCCCTGGCTGAAGGCATCGAGTGCGTCGGTGTCGGTGGCGCCGTCATTGCTGGCGACGGTGGCAGCGGCCTGGGCAGCAGCTGCAGCAGAGCCGTCATCCTCGATGGTGGTGGTGGTGTCCGGTTCGTTGTGGTCAGTACGCACGTGTGTCTCCTCGCTGGCGGCGTGTCGGGTCAAACGGGGGTGATTGCCGGCGGCGTGATTGCAGCCGGGTCAGGCATGGCATTGGGATCAATGGCCGGCTGGCCATCTGCGCCCATCAGCGCAGGATCGGCAGCAGGGTCCATGGGCAGCCCAGGCATCTGCGGGGGCGCCTGCGGAATGAAGCTGTAGGGGTCGATGCTGGTGTCACCGGCGCGCTTCACGGTCTCGACGGCCAGCTGCTCGATGCAGTTGGCGATATCCAGCGGTGAGGCGCCACGCATCTGGCCGATCTGGATTGCTGCCTGCTGCAGCTGGGGCAGCAGGATCGACCACTGCTGCTGGCGCAGCGCCGTCGCGGGCTTGCCCGAGGAACCGGCACGGATATCCACCTGGACCATGCTGTCCAGCAGCTCGGGCTCGGGCATATTCACCCAGAAGGCGTCATCACCGGCCATGCCGGCGGCGTCCTCGAAGCTCATCCCCTTGGGCGAGATGGCCAGCTCTGCGGTGTAGCGCGCGAAGTCGGACAGCATCTCGTCCAGGCTGTCGCGGGCGTAGCCGATGCGTGACTCGGTACCCTGCTGCTGAATGTCAGCCTCGGTTGCGGTCTTGGCCACTTGGATGCTGGACGACAGGGCTTCCTGCACGCCCCAGATCATCTCCAGCTCGGCGCGGATGACCTGGGTGTCGTAGAGGGCCGGGTCGATCTGGTTGTAGCTGATCGGGAACACAACCTGCTCAGGCCGCAGGCCATTGAGGCTGACAGGCACCATCTCGCTCGAGACTGCCCCCTCCAGCCGCGCCGCGTCCTCTGGCGTCAGAGATTCCTTATCAAACCCGGTCTTCGGAATCGCCCGACTGCGGTGCGTTCGATAGTTCGTGCGCGTGCGGTTGTACTCATCCAGTAGGGAGCGCGATCGGTCGACCAGCGACTGCGGGTGGCGCTCGCCATCGTTCCAGATCACCGCCCAGCTGAAGAACGGATAGAACCGGGTCGTGCGCTGCTCGGGCTTGAAGGGCTGGCGCAGGTAACGCGGGCAGCCCTCAGCCAAGGTCAGAACATGGCCGGTTTCCTTGTTCCACAGCTCCCAGACGCACACGCAGGCCTTGCTGCTGTCGGTGGCCCCGGCCGGGCCCTTGGTGAAGGCGTCAGCCTGCTCCGCGCCGGCAGCACCGCCGAAGCCCGCGCCGTCCACCGTCTTGCCTGGCACGCGGAAATAGGCCGTCGCAGATCCAAGCAACTCTGCCGCGTCTGGGTACGTGGCCTTGGCCTTCTCCACCGGCATGAACAGTCGCTGCGCGATCCACGGGCTGTCCACGTAGTTCTGCAGGCAGGCGCACTCGGGCGCCACCTGGATATCGTCGGCCCGGACAAAGTCGATGCACAGGGCGTTGAAGATGACGCGCTGCGCCTCATCCTCGGCCTGCTGCAGGCGCTGCTCAAGCTCAGCGCGCTGCGCCGAGTCGTCGCCCACGATGCCCTCGGCAAGGTCGGCCTGCAGCTGACTGATGGCGGCCAGGCTGGACTGCAGACCGGCGATCTCCTGCTGCAGCGCCGGGTTGTTGCCGGTCTCGCGGTGCCATGCGCCCTTCATCCAGCCGATGCCCACGCTCAGGCCCGAGCGCACCAGCGGATCGGCAGCGGCCTTGAGCTTGCCCTTCTTCCACAAACGGCCGATGACGATCTCCAGCGTCGTGGCGAACGCCTTGGCATCCGCCTTCACGCGTGCCGAGACGGCCTCGGCCAGGTCAACGCTGGTCTCCGGGTCGCGGGCGTAAAGGAAGGTGGTCAGGATGCCGACGTAGGTACCGGCAATGGGCACGCGCACGTCGTAGACGTCGGCGTTGGCTCGCTCCTGGCAGTACGTGCGGTCCTTGGCATAGCCCTTGCGAGCGTCCTTGTCGAACTCGCGGGCTTCCTCGATGCGCTTGAGCCAGGACTTGACCGCGCCCTCTTCCTCCAGCGTTGCAGCTGCGCGGCGCTCGGCTTCCGCCTGCTCCAACTCGTCCGCTTCGATTGCCTCCACCAGCTGGTCGCCGGGACCGGTCATAGCATTTCCCTCTTTCGTTGCATTGCGTCGGCTGCGGCGTCGCTGTATTCGAGCCATTGGCGGCTATGAGGCGTGATCACCCGAGGCCGTTCAACGGAGCTCGGCGGGCGTGCGCTGGCCACCGCTGGGAAGCGGCTATGGATGAAGTAGCCCAGGGCGTCCGGCGGATGGTCGAAGCCGGTGGTCTTGTCGGGCATGCCATTGGCGTCATAGGCCTGCTTTTCCAGCGCCTCGGTCAGCTTGGGACAGCCCAAGGGATTCACACGCAGCCGCCTGGTGCCCTTCGCGTTGCACAGCATCGCGTTGACGCTGACCACGCGTGCGCGGATGCGGGGATTGGACGACGGCACCCGCACGATGAACCCTGCGGCCCGCAGCAGGCCCAGATCGGACACGCTGGCGTTGTTGGTGTGCGTGCTCTCGCCGCTGGCATCGGGGTAGACCGCAATCTGACGATCCCCGAAGCGCTCGCGCAGCGCCTGGATCATTGCCGGGGTGTCGCGTACCCCGGTGAACTCTTCCAGGGCGAATGGCTGCCCGGCGCGGATGACGCAGGCTATGGCCGTCATGTTCAGCACGTTGAAGTCCATGCCCACGTGGAGCCGGTCTTCGTCGCTGATGGTGGCCAGGGTGCCGTTTAGCTTCCGGTCGTATGCCGGGTATACCGAGCCGCTGGCCAGGTTCACGAACAGGCCGTTGATGTAGGCCTTCACCAGCTGCGCCGGGTACGTCTCGAACAGGGACTCGATGTAGTCGTCCGGCAGGTTCGCCTCGTTGTCGTAGGTACTGGCGTGGACCTTGCCGTAGAGCTCGGCCTTCTTCGCGTCCTGCCCGGGGATCTGCTCGAACTGCTCGTAGACGAAATTGAAGCCCTCGGGCGTGGTCGTCACATCGATGCCGTTCTGCAGACCGTCGGCCTTCACGCGCAGGCGGGCAATGATCTTGCGCCAGGCTTCGTGGGCCTTCTGCTTCTTGAGCGTGTCGATCTCATCGACCAGGGCCTTGCCCACCTTGAAGCCCACGATGCTGGCCGGCTTGTCCATTGACCGGCAGATGACCGTCCCGCGGTACTGCCTGCCCGCGTACAGGTGCGCTTCCTTGTTCGACTGGTTGATCTGGGCACGCAGGCCCCAGTCGAAGGCCACCTCCTCGATGGTCGGATAGAAGATGTCGCGGATCTGCGGGTAGCTCGGCGCGAAGTAGCCGGCCGGGATGCGCGGGAACTCCCAGGCATGCCGGCACAGGGAGCCGCAGCCCACCCAGGTCTTGCCCGAGCCGAAGCCGCCGACGAATGCCCGGAACTTGTGCGGCAGCTGGAGGAACGCCGCCTGAGGTTCGTTAAGAGTTGGCACGCTTGCGCCCACTCACTACTCGCACTTCAACGGCTGCAGGTACTGGTGTGCTGTCGTCCACCTTCTCGCCATCGTCCAGCCCGGCCAGTTTTGCCTTGCCCATGGTGGCCTGCACCATTGCGGCGCCCTGCTCTTTCTTCCTGGCCACTTGGCGAGCCTCTTCCAGCTCTGCCACAAGGCTGGCAATCGTCACCCCATGGGCAGCCAATGCCACCCCACGGAGCTCATCAAGCCTTGCGGCGATCTTGGGGTTATCCAGCAGTTCCTTCGCCGAGCGGTTGATCGTCTCGGGCTTGGCCTTCTCGGCGCTGTAGCACTGGCGGTATGCCTCGCTGGCATTGCCGCTCTCCAGGTACCGCTGGCAGAAGGCCTCCTGCTTGGGGGTGAGTCCCGCCATGGGATCAACCCCCTACAGCAGCGAATCGCCGATTCCCGGAAGGCATGGTGTCACCAAGGCTCATGGTCCCTGGCCGGCCGCACGCGGCCCCTTCCGTGTCGGCTGCGGGCTGTTGTCGACACCTGCCCGCTGGTCGTGCCGGAATTACCCATAGCGCCCCGGCCGGCGCTCCTGTGATCGGTTCGATGGTGTTGGGCGTCTGGCGGTCGCTCATGCCGCCATTACGCGGCAATGGCCATCTCATGCAACGGAGGGAATACCAGCTCCAGCTGAACCGGCTTTGGCTCGCCAGCTGCAGGCGGCTCATCGACCAGCGCCCCGGCCGGCAGGTGGAACCGAATGTCCTCGGCCAGCACTTCCAGGTCAGGGACCGTGGCATTGCCCCCGCCCATCGGCAACTCGGCGTAGATGCCCATCACGATCCCGTAGTGCTCGGCGTAGAACTTGTCCGTCCTGGCCTCGCCGGCCATCAGCAGAAACACCTCGCCCTCGGCATTGATGGCCACCATCGTCCCAGCGCCACGGGCATACAGCGTCTGCCGGATCCGCTTCTGCAGCTTCCCAGCCAACGCCTGCAGCGTGGCGCAATCGGCCAGGCAGAACGCCGGCTTGATGCGGCGCTCCACCTGCCGGCGCGGCGTGGGATCTCGGTTGCTGTCGTGGTTCGACGTGGCCATAGCTCCTCCTGCCCTACCCGTCTCGCAGCTCGTCCAGGACTTCGGCGTCCAAGCGGAACACCGGCAACCGGCCATCGGTGTCGCAGCTGCCCTGCCGGTCTTGGTTGCGTGCGCAATGGAACGTCCCGTCCGTCAGCTCCCGGAACTGACACACCGAGCACCGGCCTAGGCGGCGGACCCGGGCCTTGTAGCGCTTCCACATGCGGTCGGTGCTCAAGCGGCGACCCCATCCAGAAGCGACGGTGCCGCGGCGAGGAACTCGATCTCCACCTCGACCCGGGCGCCCTTCTCGTCTGGCTCCATCCGCTCCTGCAGGATGCGGCGGTGCTTCTTGTCGTCCACCCAGGCCACGCCGTTCAAGGCATCGGACAGGACCTTTTCGCAGTTGCCCAAATCGATGCACTGGACCGTGTCGTCCCAGGTGTATGGGTCCTTGCGGGCACGCTTGGCCCAATCCTGCGGCCGGTGCGGATACAGCCGGATGGTCAGGTGCACCCGTCCGGCGTGCGGCTGCCGAATGCCGGCGGCCCGAGCGATGGCTGCGACCGCGGCCTTGTACTGCTTGGCCTCGTCGGTCACGTAGGTCATGGCCAGCGGCCGCGGCTTCTTCGGGATCACTCGCGTGGCCCAGTACCGGTTGCTGGAGATCGGGTACGGAAGGATCAGGGTGATCATGCTGCTTTCCTTTGATTGAGCCGGCGCAAGGTCACGTTCAGCGCGGCGAGTTCGTCCATCTTCATGACCGTCCACATGCGCTTCTGGCCGTGCCAGCCGTTGAAGCTGCCCTGGTGGCAGTCCTTGCATAGCGCCACTGTCGTGAAGTGCTGCCCTTGTTTGATGTGGTGAGCATCGCTCGGCCCCGGGGCATCGCAGACGCTGCACGGGAGCCACTTCACGGCCTCCATGTGCGCAGATTCGGCAGGGCTGATTGGCTTAGCGTTCTTGGTCCTCAAGCCGCCACCCTCCGATTCGTCCCGGCCATCTCCCAAAACTCGGCGCGCACCGCGTCGAGCATCACGTGGCTGTAGCGCTTGCCGATGTGCTCGGTGATGCCATCGAACAGGATCTGAAAGCGGTCCTGCTCCATCTCGTCGAATGACAGGCTCTCGGCTTGCATCACCATCAACCGGCCCAGCCCGGGAATATCCATCTCCATCTCCTCGCAGCAGGTGCCGGACTCGCGCTGCAGGCGCTTGACCGCATCGTGGCTGCCCATCTGCTCCCAGCCTTCGACGTTGTCGACCATCAGCTGCCCGATCTTGTGGATGAGGCGGTGCTGCCATTCCTCGCGCGGCTGCTTCAGCTCGGCGCGCACCTCGCGGCCGGTGTGGAACTTGCGCTCGCGCAGCAGGCGGGCGTCAACCTCGTTCGCCGGCACCAGGCAGCCAACCAATTCCCCGGTGGCCGGGTCCATCAACTTGCGCACCAGCAGGTACACCGGCCGGCGGGCGCGCTTGGCGCGGATCTTCTTTGCTGCTGGGGTGAGGGTCATGCTGCGTCCTCGAAGATGTCCGCCGCGCTGCGGTTGACGAACGACGTGGATCCGCCGTGCCAGGTCACCGGCACCTTGCCGATGTTGCCGTGGCGGTTCTTCACGACGTTGATCTCGGCTGCGGAGCGCTCGGCCTGCGGGTTGGAGAGGTCGCGCCACAGCATCATGATCTGGTCGGCCTCCTTCTCGATCTCGGAGCTGTCGGCCAGGTGCTTCATCTGCGGACGCTCGCCGTCGGCATCGCGGCTGACCTGCGCCAGCACCACCACCGGAATGCGCAGATCCCGGGCGAGGTTCTTCAGGGCGCGCGCGATGCTGCCCACCTGCTGGTGCTTGGGCGCCCGCGCCATTGAGCCGATCTCGATGCGCTGCAGGTAGTCGACGTACAGGGCGCGGATGCCGAGCTGGTGCTTCCAGCGGCGCGCTTCGCGAATCACCTCAGTGATATCCGGCGAAGGCCTGTCCAGGATCTGCACCGGCAGCGATCCATATTGCTCGGCCGCATGCATGAGCGCATCGACTTCATCCCCGCGGAACTTGCCTGCGCGCAGTCGGCCGACGTTGACCTTCGAGCCGGCAGCCAACCAGCGCAGGCCAACCTGGTCGGCAGGCTGTTCGCCCGAGATCAGGCCTACCGCCCCGCCCTTCGCACCAGCGGCGGTCGCGCCCAGCAGAAACCCGGTCTTGCCCATCGCCGGCCGGGCGCCGATCACGATCAGGTCGCTGTCGTGGAACCCGCCAAGCGCCTCATCCAGGTCGTAAATGCCGGTCGACACCCCAATCAGCTTGCCGCCATTGCGCTGAGCCTCCATCGCCTGCGCCATTGCGGCATCCAGCGCCGACTGCGCCGTGTGCTCGTAGCTGCGATCGGAAGTGTGCAGCGCCATCAGCCGCTGGATCGCGCCATCAACCGCATCCTCCTGTCGTGCCTGCGCACCGTCGTGCAGCTCCCGGGCAATGCTCAGCGCTTCGCGGTCGCGCCACGCGGACATCAGGATTGCGGCCTGGTACGCAGGCTGGCTGCTGGGGTACAGGTCACGATCGATGCCGATGGCCATGGCCAGCTCGCTGAGCCTGCGGCTGCCCATGCGGTCGGCAACTTCGGAGATCGTGACCGCGTCGACGGGCTTGCCGCCGGCGTCCATGCTCCGCACCAGCTCCCACAGCTGGCCATGCGCCTCGCTGCCGAAGTGCTGGGGCAGTAGCGCCATGTCCGCGATGCTCGACGGCCGGGCCATCGCCGTGTGCAGCACCTGCCGCTCAACGTGGAAAATCGCGTCGGCGCTCATGCCTGCAGCCTCGGCAGGGCCGGCACACCATGCTGCGGCTGGGTCGCTGCAGCTGCCCGCGGCGCCTGGTTCTGCGCACGGGACAGCCAGCCGTTGACGAACTTCAGCGCGCCGCCGCGGGTCTTGCGGTTCTTCGAGTTGGCGATGCACCAGGCCTTCAGCGCCTTGGCCTGCTGCAGCACGTCGATGGCCGGGTACAGCTGCTGGAACTCGTCCAGCTGCTGCTGGCTCAGCCCGAACTCGGAGCCATCGTTCAGCAGGAACCCGATCACCGGCGGCTCGGCCGGCAGCGGGTCATCGGCCGGAGCCGGCTCGGCCGGCGCAGCGCAGGAGGGTTTGTTTGGTTTCTCTCTGGGTTGGGTTGGGTTGGTTTCTGTTTGGGTAACCGTTCCAGAAACCGTTTCGGAAACCGTTTTGAGAACCGTTCGGTGGTCGTTCGATAGGTGCTTGATATTACTGAGGATGGCGCCTGCAACACGGGCCTTCGCCTCCCCCTTCGGGAGGCCATCGAACTCGCTCATACGGGCAGCAGCGACGTTCGCGTTGGCGACCTTGTTCCAGCGCAGAAATCCGGGCAGGAAAACAACCCCGTCGAAACGGTAGGCGAAACCGTTCCGAGACAGTTCCGCAAACCCTTCGGAAACCCTTTCCAGAGACCAGCCCAGGTCGGCCATCACGTACCCATCCGGGCAGCGATAGCAGCCGATGCCGTTGGAGTGCGGGCCGGTCATCAGGTAGGCCGCCAGCAGCTTGCCAGCGTCCGTCCACTCCTGCGCGTCGGCGCTCTGCCAGAACGCGCACTGGATCTGCCCGTACTCACGCATGGGGGACCCCCTGCTCGCGCTCCATGCGCGCAATCTGCGCCGGCGAGCGCGCCGATATTGCGGCTCTCCACTCAGCCTGAATTCGGTAAGCCTCATCTCGGTTGCCCGCAGAGATTGCTTGTTTCAGCAGTTCCGTGAGCGCCCGAATGCGAGCCTCTCGCGCGTTGTCGTAAGTCCTTGCCATGCCTTCAGCCGCGCTCTGCGATGTCCTGCAGAACAGCCTGAGCCCGCTTTTCATGACCAAACTGGCCGACTTTCCGATTCTGGAGAGGCTCATGCCGCCACCCCGCCGACCCGAGCCATCTTCGACTGGATCACCTCCATCGCCTTCACCGCGGCGATGAACTCGCGCTGCAGCTGGGCGGCCTCGTCCTCGGGGTTCAGCGGCTGCGGCTCCGTGTAGCCCGCGTCCCGGGCCTCGTAGTGCGCCAGGATGTGCACGCCGGCCTGCCGCGCCGCGCGGCGGATCAGCCGCAACTCGCCCAGGTCGAGCTTCTCGCGCTTGTCCTGGTTCAAGCAGTGCGCCAGCTTCCGGCCGGCTTCGTCCGCCGGCATAGCCGGCCAGAGCATCGAGCCCACGACCTTGTTCCCGCCCAAGGCGGTTACGCAGTCGCGGATCGCGTCCTCGTAGGTCTCGTAAAACAGGGGCAGCTGGTGGTCCGCCATGGTGGTTTCCTCGTTCGTCCCACCGCGTGGGACTGCGTGGGACAGGCTCGTCAGGTCGAAATAAAGGCCCAGCCCATCAGGACCGAGCCGCGTGGATTCAGTGAAGAAGTGCCCGAACGTCGTAACGCTCGTGCGGATGTGCGGCCGGCTCTACGCCGTGAGTCGCCGCGGTGATCGCGTGGCCGTGCGCTTCATTCCGAAGCGCGCGCGGGAGCGCCCCACCCGGCCCGGCGTGGTCGTGCCGTTCCCGGAGAGCCGCTGAGTGGCTGGGGCAATGGGTGCCCGCCTGCCGGTAGGATTGGAGGTGCAACCCAACCAAACCACTACCGGAGACAGGCATGGACGAAAGGAAAGTGCTGACAGTGGCTTTCAGAACAGCCACATCGATTCGATTCGGCGACATGGTGTTCATCGACGGCCAGCCCCATCTCGTTTGGGAGTGGGAGGGCGATCAGCCGCGCATGACGACGCCGCTCGATGCGAAATACTTGGAGATCCAGCCTGGGCACGTACCGCCGCAAGCCGACGCTGTATACAGCCGAGAAGTCGAAGACCCGCGAAAACTGCAGTAGCGGTGCGCCGATGGCCTCGGCCTGAGCACCACACAAGCAGCGGCCAGACAAAGGCGAATCCCGGCGACAGCGTGCAGATGTGCCGCGTTCCCGGGCGCGTCGTTCCGAGCTCAGCTGGTTGCGGCCCGGCCATCTCAGGCCGCCTCCCTATTGCCGGCCACGTTCGACACGATCAGCTCTGCTCGGGCGCGCAGTACGGACGCGCGTTCGCGCGGGTTGCCAATACGGTCATCCCGGCCATTGAGCCAACCGTGACGGAAGGCTGGAGACTGGCGCACGTGGCAGTCAGGCAGATCGAGGCATTCGGAGTTGTAGCCGGCCGCATAGCCGCGAACCATGTCAGCAGTGGCATTCATCTAGGCCGCCTCCCCTTCGGGGGCCAGCTGCGTGTCCTGCCACTGAGCGAACATCGCTGCGGCAAACTCCGGGCTGGTGCGGCTCTCGACCAGGGTCCAAAAGTCGATCTCGGCCATGGCATCCTCGGCATAGCCTTCGGGCACCCCGCCGTTTTCGGCGCACCACTCCAACATGCGGCTATGGGCCGCCTTCAACCGATCCGAGGTTTTCTCAGACATGGCTACCTCCGAACAAATCGAAAAGACGCTGGCAAAGCTGGACCGCGCCAGGGCCGAGCGGGACAGCTGGAAGGGCCGCAATCAGCACAATTACGTGATGGCCTCCCACCTGGTCGCCGCGCTGGAGAAGGAGCTGGCCAAGCTGTTGGGCGACGGGGAGCATTAGGCGGCCTCCCCTTCGGGGGCTGGGCGCACAACTGGCGGCTTCGCACCGGTCGAGTGCAGGTGGTGCAGTTGCACAGCGGCCATGCCGCCCGGCTCGCGCGTGCGGCCCTGCTTGATCTCACTAACGGTCTGTGGAGATTTCCCGATAGCTCGCGCGATCTCTGTCAGAGACCATCCGCGTGCTTCGAGCGCCTTGATTCGATCAGCCCAGGTCATGTCCATGGGTGAGAGGCTACGGTATTCCGTTATACCGGGTCAACGGCATTCCGTTACGGCGTTCCGTTTCAATGTGAACATGGAAACGATTGGTTCACGAATTCGCGCCGAGAGGGAGGCTCAGGGCATCAGCCGGGCCGAGCTTGCTCGTTCTGCAAGCATTGCCACAACCACCCTATCCGACCTTGAGTTGGGCTTGTCGAAGTCCACCACGGCGTTACACAAGATCGCCAAGCGGCTGGCACTTCGCCCGGAGTGGATCGAAACCGGCAAGGGGCCGAAGGTGGCTGCCGAGCCTGCACCAGCCGAAGACGACTACATCGACGTAATCGGCTACTCGCAGGCCGTGGGCCTGGGAGCTGCCGGTGCCGAGGCCGTGGACTACGCCGAGACGCACAGCCTAAAGTTCAAGAAGAGCAGCCTGCGCCGTCGCGGCATCTTGGGCTGCCCCCTCGCCGTCTATTACGGCAAGGGCGACAGCATGGAGCCCGCCATCGAGGACGGCGATGCCATCCTGTTCGACACAAGCGATACCCGTGTGGTGGATGGCGTTCTCTACGTTATCCAGGTCGATGGCCAGGCCAATCCCGAGTACTACGTGAAGCGCGCCATGGTCTTGGATGCCGGCGTGTACTTCGCAAGCGACAACCCTGCCGGCGACCACAACTGGAAGAAGCCGAAGGCTATGGATTCAAAGAAGCACCCGATAACGGTCATTGGCCGTGTCCATTGGATTGGCGGATGGGCGGATTAAGTTCCATTTCGAGTTAAAAGGACAACAGGGGGAAGGAAGTGGTGGCAAAGGCACGGATAGTATTGAAAGAACTCAGCATCAGCGGAAAGCCATTCCGAAAGCTGAAAGACATTACTTTGCGTTTTTCCCCTCGCATAACTCTGATCAGCGGACATAACGGCGTTGGAAAATCCACAATCCTTGGCCTGATAGCAAACACTTCTGGGATCACTCAAGCCAACAGTGCGCCGAGGTCATATTTCGACAGAACCTTTCAGGCAAACCTCGCTGAGATCATCTTCATAGACTATGAAAGGGAGTTCTTGGAGAGCCAAGAAGCGGACACACTGCCGCGCCCGATCATCACCTATGAGATCAACGGAAAGGATGAAATAAAAAAACGTTGCGCCCTTACCGATCGTAGCACGGAAGGTCGCGCACGAATCGTCCCTAGAAACTTCAGTCCTTCAAGCCATTTCACAAGCAGCGATGGCGAAATCGACGTCGGAGTGGCCTCAAAGGTTCCGCTACCCACCATCTATCTGGGTATGACCCGGGTACTGCCACTCGGCGAAGCAGAAGAAGGGAGTGTCACCAACGACGTTATCGGCTCCATGCCCGAAGATGACAGAAAATTAATTGCCGAATTCGTCAACAGCATTATCTTAGGGGCCAGTGCCACAGAGGATTCAGTAACCTCCAATAAAATCAAAGGCACTAGCAAATTCTCCAGTCACCCCACTTATCAATATGACGCCAAATGCGTCTCGTTGGGGCAAGACAGCCTCGGCTCAATTGCGGCTGCCGTTGCATCCTTCCAAATGCTAAAAAGAGAGTGGCCGAAGTATCCTGGCGGGCTACTCGTGATAGATGAGCTCGACTCAGGCTTCCACCCCCATGCGATTTCTCGATTGGTTGAGCAACTGGAGCACTACGCCGCGGAGCTTGATTTGCAAATCGTGGCGACCACGCATTCAACGCGATTGATACAGGCCGTCCACCCCAGGACGAGTAGATCAAAGAACATCGTTGCCTACCTGATGGATACCGGTGCGCCCTACCTGATGCAAGATGCCAGCTTGCAGGCCATCATGGATGACATGGATTTGGTGCCGCCGAAGGCCGCAGTAGCTGGGGCAAAGCCAGTAGTGCGCATATATCTGGAGGATGCGGAGGCTTTGTTCATGTTCAACCTACTCATTCCTGCCGCCATAAAACGCAAAGTTGGCAGCGCCAACGGAGTGAGAATACAACCCATCGCGATGGGGGTGGGCTGTAACAGCTTGGCCAACTTAAGCCACATTGATCCCCACTTTCGGCTCTCAGCTTTTGCGCTCGACGCCGATGCAACACTGAAGCCAAGGCACTTCAAGCACGGGAACATTTGCATACTCCCTGGCGACGGCAAGAAATCGCCAGAACGCACGTTGTTTTCCTTTATCAAAAGTTTGGTCGATGACGCGCAGGACAAACATCCTGAAACATGGGCGAAACTCCGAAAAATGCACATCACAACAACCCAGATACAGGCTCACCTTCTGAACTGGAAGGGCGATCTTTCTGATCGAGATCACGCAAAAAAATGGTGGAAAGACCGAGAAACCTATATCAAAGATTGGAAGCTATTTGAAGCTTGGATGGCTGAAAATAAATCCGCAGTGCAGAAATTTCAGGATGACTTTGCATTGGTTGCGAAGGCTGTAGCCAAGAGGCATCGTCGGCTGGCCAAGACTGGTTCGGCAGAGTAAGGTTCGCTCCCATGTACTCCAACAAGCTCTACACACCCTTGCGCTACCCCGGCGGCAAGGGGCGCTTTGCGCCCTACGTCGCGGAGATCATGCGTACCAACGATCTCGATGGTGGTCATTACCTGGAGCCATACGCCGGCGGTGCGGGCGTGGCCTTGATTCTGCTTTTCGACGGGATCGCCAGTGATGTCCACATCAATGATGCTGACCCGGCAATTCACGATTTCTGGATAGCGGCTACGCAGTACACCAGCAAGCTGGTGCAAATGGTCGAGTCCGAGCCCGTTACAATGGAGGCTTGGCATCACTGGCGCTCCGTTCTTTTTGGGGGCACCGAGGCGGACCTTGTAGAGCGCGGTTTCGCCACCTTGTTCATGAACCGTACGAATCGCTCGGGCATCCTGAAAGCCGGCGTTATCGGCGGCAAGGCGCAGGCTGGCGAGTACAAGTTGGACGCGCGTTACATGCGTGACGCGCTCGCCGCTCGCATCGCCAAAATTGGCGAGTATTCCAAGCACATCCATGTTTACGGAGAGGACGCGCTAGCACTTCTTGCGCGTTGCGCAGACTTCTTGCCTGAGCGCTCGCTGATCTATCTTGACCCCCCGTATTACATCAAGGGACAGGGCTTGTATCGCAACTTCTACGAGCATGACGACCACTTGGCTATTTCCCAGCGGCTGCAGCTATCGGACTTCCCGCGCGCCTGGATCGTATCCTACGACGATGCTCCGGAAATTCGCGCCATGTACGCCACTTCCCAGGGCATGGGCTACGGCCTGCGCTACACCGCCCACAGTCGCTACATTGGCTCGGAGGTCATGTTCTTCAGTGAGAAACTGAAAAGCGTGCCAGCTGATCTGCCTGTTGCAGCTTGACCTCGGCAAGCGCCCCACCCCAACCCCGCTCCGGCGGGGTTTTTGTTGGGTCCGGATTGGGGCTGAACGCGTTTAGCGATGGCGCGCCATCGAACTACGGAATACCGTTGACATCAAGTAACGGAATCCCGTAGATTGAGCCCGTCGGCCCACCCGGGCCATCCACGGGGCAAGACTCATGGCTACGGCCTACGACCACTGGAAGACCACCGACGACCGGATCAGCGCCCGTGAGCAAGCCCGGGCCGAGTTCGTCGCCGAGCGCACCGCAGAACTGACCGAGCAGCGCCTGAAGAATGAGGACCTGGTCGCCGACGCCCTGAGCGAGCACATCGGCTACGAGGAAGGCGGCGAAGCCCTTTTGAAGTCGCTGGCCCGGTTCCGTTCCGCCTACCACCTCGCGCAGACCGACTGCGGCATTGCCGAGGCAGCCCGTCTGCTGGCTCTGGAGCTGGACGAGGCGGCCAATGGTCCCATCGCCCGCGATGCGAGCACCGACGCTGAGCACGAAGCCTTCAAGGCTGAGCAGGCCGGGCAGGAAGCGCGCTACGGGGTGGCTGCATGAGCGCCGTCATCCGCCCTGCATTCGGTAACCGCGGTGCCATCCGCAGTGCCGAAGTCGCAAACGCCACCTTCTCGCGTGCCCTGCAGCTCGGCTATGGCCGGGTGGCAGCCGCCGCGCTGTCCCGACAGGCCAAGGCCGAGGCGGCGCACTGGGAGACGCCGAGCGAGGTAGCGCTGCGCTTGGTCCGCCCGAAGTCGCAAAGCGCCACCGTGCCCTGCAGCCGGCCGATTGGGCCGGACGGTGCTGCATGAGCGGCCATCGCGAAGCTGCAGGCCTTTCGGTTGTTGCTGCAGCTGCCTGCCTGATCCTGGGCGCGCTGATCGCGGTGCTGGTGAGTGCGGAGGCCCTGTGCTGATGGCTGCGACACAAGAGATCACCTGCGCGTGTGGATGCGGGCAAAAGAAGTTGGTCCGCACTGCAGACGTAAAGCGCGGCTGGGGCAAGTTCGCCACGAAGGCATGCAAGGCGCGTAAGCAAACGCGAGACCAGCTGCGCAAGGGCGGATTCCGTGGAAGCGGCGTCACATACGAAAAGTACATGCACTACGCGCGGGAATACGGCGGAAATCCCGAGTTCTCTCGAAGCGGCAACTACATCGGCTTTTCAGGAGGCGGCTTTGACCAGGATTGACGAACTGCGGATCCCAACCGCCGCCGACATAGCAGCAGTGGTGTTCCCGCCGATCAAGGCACCTGACCCGCTGGACTCGCTCGAAGCATCCGAAGGCGTGTGCGCGCAGGAAGGTGACGAATGATCCGCCTCGCCGTCTACGGCCTCCTGCTGGCCTTCTTCGCCGACATGCTCCGCAAGGCCGTGATGGTGCGCGCTGATTCGTTCGTGCTGCCCATCCTCGCCATCTGCATCTGGCTGGCCGTGCTGATCTTCCGCCGCTGGCGGCACCTGCACCGGCGCCTGACCCGCAAGCGCACCGCCTTCATCCGCCCGCGCAGCTTCCCTGCCCAGCGCAAGCGCGACATCCGCTGATTCCCCGCTGGCCAGGCCGGCATACCAACGAGGCAATACCCATGTTTGGACTCGATCAACACGATGCCGTGTTCTCCAACCTCAATCTGAGGAAGGAGAAACATGGTGACGAAGAACCGACAGCCGCAGACCTGAAATTCACCCTCACGGCCAGCAACACGATCCTCAATACCATCGCCCCGGCCATCGTTCCAGCCTTCTTCCGCAAGGCCAAGAAGGGCGAGCAGCAGAACCTGCCCATGGAGGGCAATAGCGACTTGGTCGCCCTGAACCTGCCGCTGCTGGGTGAGCAGGTCATTGACGGCAAATTCGACGGCTACGAGCTATCCGTTGGCTCCCTGCTCGACCACATCGAGCCGGTGTTCTTCGCCGACTGCAAGGTGAAGAAGATCAGCTGGAAGCCCATCGAGGGCGGCAGCGTGTCGATGACGTTCACCGCCTCCGTGCTGACCGACGACGAAGACGATGCGCCCCTGATTGCAGCGTGGCGCCGCGGTGAAGTGCGCTTGACCCTGACGCCGCCGAAGGCTGCTGCACAGCAGACCGACCTGGCCGACGCAGCCTGATCCCCCTGCCCTGCGCACTCCCCAGCACAGGGCGCAACGCGGCAACTGGCCTCCCCTCCAGTGTCGCACCCGCGCCGGCCGGGCAATGCCGGCACCTCTTTCCCCAAGGACAGACCCATGAACGCAGTGGTCCCGCTGCAGCAGCAGCCCATTTCCACCGGCCAGCGCATGAACGCCCTGGTCCCCAACAACATCGGCGAAGCGCTGCAGCTTGCGGACATCATGGCCAAGGCAAGCTTGATGCCCGAGCACCTGCGCAACAAGCCCGGCGATTGTCTGCTGGTGGTGATGCAGGCGCAGCGCTGGGGCATGGATGCTGTGAGCGTTGCCCAGTCCACAGCCGTAGTGCGTGGCAAGCTCTGCTACGAGGGCAAGCTGGTAGCCGCAGCCCTTTACGCGATGGGCGCCATTGATGGCCGCCTTCGCTACGAATTCAACGGCAGCGGGAACAGCCGCGGCGTGCGTGTCATCGGCAAGCCGCGTGGCACCAGCACCGAACAGGTAGTGGAAGGCACGGTCGCTGCTTGGCAAACCAACAACGACGCCTGGAAACGCCAGCCCGACGACATGCTGGTCTATCGCGGTACCCGTCAGTGGGCGCGACGCTACGCACCGGACGCGATGCTGGGCGTGTATACCCCGGACGAGTTGGAAGATGCTGAACCACATCGCGCGGTGACCACCGTGGTATCGGTCGAATCTGCCACCTACCCGGCCTCCGAGTTCGCCAAGAACCTGCCGAATTGGAGATCCGTGATCGAATCCGGCCGCAAGAGCGCCGACGACCTGATCGCGATGGTCGAGGCGAAGGCCAAGGCCCGCATGACCGACGAGCAGCGCAAGCAGCTGCGCCAGTGCGAAGCGGTCGACGTGGCCGAAGAAGTGACCGAGCAGGAACACGCAGCCGCTGAGCAGGCCAGCACCGAAACCGACACCGGCCCCATCGATTGGGACAATGAGGAAGACCGCGCATGAAGATCGTCAACCTGATCCAGGGCACCACCGAATGGCATGCCCACCGCGCCCAGCACCACAATGCCAGCGACGCGCCGGCAATGATGGGCTGCAGCCCGTACAAGACCCGCGCGCAGCTGATCCGCGAAGTGGCCACTGGCATTTCTCAGGAAGTGGACGCCGCCACGCAGCGCCGCTTTGACGACGGCCACCGCTTCGAGGAACTGGCGCGCCCCTACGCTGAGGAAATCATCGGCGAGGAGCTGTTCCCGGTCACCGGTACCAACGGCAAGCTGTCGGCCAGCTTTGACGGCCTGACCATGGATGGCGAGACGGGGTTCGAGCACAAGACGCTCAACGCCAACTTGTCGGAGCTGGTCTGGCTGGATGATGGCTCGCACCTGCCACTGCAGTACCAGGTGCAGATGGAGCAGCAGCTGGCAGTGAGCGATGCGTCTCGCGTGCTGTTCATGGCCTCGAAGTGGGATTCCAACGACGAGCTGGTCGAGGAGCGTCACTGCTGGTACGTCAGCAACCCGGGGCTGCGCGACAAGATCGTCGCCGGCTGGGCGCAGTTTGAGGCCGATGTGGCCGCATACGCGCCCGAAGCAGCCAAGGCCGAGCCGGTAGCCGCCCCCATCGCCGGCTTCGGCGCGCTGACGATTCGCGTCGAGGGCCGCGTGCTGGCTTCGAACATGGACGCGTTCAAGGCCAACGCCGAGGCGTTCCTGGCCCAGTTGCCCCGCGCCGACCAGTTGCAGACCGATCAGGACTTCGTGGACGCCGAGGCTGCGGCGAAGGCGTGCAGCGAGGCCGAGGCCCGCATCAAGGCCGCGACGGAATCCACCTTGGGCGAGATGATCGACATCGATGCCCTGCTCCGCACCGCCAGCTCGGTCAGCGAAGCGATTCGGCAGGCGCGACTGGCGCTGGAAAAGGCGGTCAAGGTCGAGAAGGAGAACCGTCGCGCGCAGATCGTCGCCGATGGCGCCAAGGCGGTGCGGGTCCACTACGACAGCATCAACGCGTCCCTGGGCGAGCACCGCATCCAGCCGTCGCAGTCGCTGCAGCTGGACTTGGCCGCCGCCATCAAGGGCAAGAAGTCGCTCAGCAGCATGCAGGATGCCGTCGCTGGCACGGTGGCTACCTGCAAGATCGAGGCGAGTCAGCTGGCCGAGCGCGTGCGCGCGAACGTCGCGATCCTGTCCGAGCACCAGGAGCACGCCGCCCTGTTCGCCGACCGCGTCGCGCTGTGCGCCCACAAGGCGCCGGACGACATGCGCAACCTGGTGGCGGCGCGGATCGCGCAGCACCAGCAGGCCGAGCAGAAGCGTCTGGACGATGAGCGCGCGAAGATCCGCGAAGAAGAAGAGGCCCGCGCCCGCAAGCTGGCAGAGGAGGAGGCTCGTGCGAAGGCCCGGGTTGAGGAAGCGGCCAAGGCCGCGACAACACCTGCGCAGGAACCGGCGGTAGCTGCGTCGGAGCCCGCGCCGGTCGCTCAGCCAGCCGCCGCGGTGAGCCGCCCGGCACCGGTTCTGAGCAGCGCGCCAGCCCCGCAGATCACCACACCTGCCGCCGCGCCGCGCGAGGTCGTCAAGATCAAGCTGGGCGACATCAATGCGCTCATCGCCCCGCTCTCGATCAGTGCCGACGGCCTGGCCCAGCTGGGCTTCAAGCCAGTCAACGCCACAGGCGCGGCGAAGCTCTACGACCAGGCGCAGTTCCCGGATATGTGCCAGGCCCTGATCAATTGCCTGCGCGATGCAGCCGAACAGTACCCGCTGGCGGCCTGAACATGGATCGCGCCACCTACCGCACCGCCGGCATGCTCGCCAAGCTGCGCCGACCGCAACCCGCGCATATCACCGCGCGGGACATGCTGCGCCGGCACCTGCACGACGCTGGCCGCAATCTGGACTCGCTGGCCACGGCATGGAACTGCAGGCGGTTCAGCGTGTGGCGCATCTTCCAGCGCACCGAGCGGCCGCTGCAGCCGCATCACGTCGAGGGCGCGATCACCGCCCTCTCCCTGGACGAGTTCGATGCCAACGAGCTGCGGCTGCGTGCCGCGCGCGAGGCTGGCTGGGCGATTGATCCGAAATTTCTGATGGAGCAGAGCAATGGGTGACATGGGCGAAACCTTCGAAGCGATGAAAGCTGCGACCAAACAGCACCGCGCCGAAATGCTCGAGCAAGCGGACACCTATGGCTGGGAAGCAAAAACCGAATGGCACTTCCGCCGCCACTTTGGATCCACACGGGTGGACTGGTGGCCGAGCGGCGGTAAGGCGCAGGTATTCGTCAAAGGCAGCGGCCGACCGCCGCGCATGGTCTATGGCCACAGGAACGTCAACGCGCTGATTGCGCGGCTGAAGGAGCAGAGCAATGGCTGACCGCAACCGATTCACCCGCCGCGCACCGAAGCGCAATCAGGGCCTGAGCTGGGGCCGGTTTCCGACCGATGAGGGCTCGGCCGTCGTCTACCGCATCTTCCGCCGCGAGCTGAGCGGAAAGCTGCACATGGAGGCGCGCACGTTCTTCACCGGCACCGAGCGGGCGCACATCGCCAAGGTCCTGCGCAGCTTGAAGCGCCAGCTGCGCGACCGCGTAGACGAGATCGACCTGGAAGCTATGGAGGAAGCAGCATGAGCAGCGACGACAACCAAATGCGCGAATCCATCCACGATGCAATCGCAGCGGCGTTGGGTGATGCCTACGACTGCACTCGAGTTTGGTCCGCGTGGAGCTACGGAACGATGGGTGAGGACGATTTCAGCCTCATCACCGACGACAGCGACCGCATGGCGGAACTCACCGACGCGGTGCTGGCTGCAATCGCCGCCCCCGTCGCCGCAGCGCCGGTTGATCTGCACGCACACCTGCTGCACATGCTTGGCGCGAAGGACCATGGGGACGCTGGCCGGATCATTGGCGAGTTTCACGCGGCCTCGATGAGCACCCCCGCAGCGCCGGGGATCGACCTGCGCCTTCGCGAGATGCTCGACGGCTGGAAGAACAGCGACTATCCGCTGTCGTACGAGGGCCAGTGTGCGCAAAAGGCGTTGAACGCTTGCATCGCGGATGTGGAGGGCCTTCTGATCGACGCCAGCCCCAAGGGCGGCAGCGATGAGCGGGCGCGGTTTGAGGCGTGGGCGCAATCACGGAACCACGACATGCATCGGTCGAACGGCGGGCCTACGTTTGAGGTGGGCGAATACACGGGCGAGCTGACCGCAGAAGCATGGCTGGCATGGCAAGCCGCAATGCAGGCCACCAGTGACAGCCCCAAGGGCGGCAGCGCTGATGCGCCTAAGTACACAACCGGTCATTGTGAGAACCACAAGAAGCCGGGCGGATGCCCTATGCACAACCTGCAATGCGGTTATCCGCAATGCGACAGAAGGCAGGCCACCAGCGCCGAGGTGGGGGCGTGAGCCAGATCATCGTATTCCCGCGCGGTCAGCTCTCCGCAGAAGACCGCGCCCGTGTCGAGGCAATCGGAATGGTGGCCGTAGAGGCCGACGACCCCAAGGCTGTCGTAGTGACGGTGCCTGGCGTGCCACTGGCATCTAGCGATGATCTAGCCTTGGCCGCGCTAACCGCGGTTGTCGGGTCACGCCACGACAGTGTGGGCGCAGAGTTTGCACGTGAGCTGCACCGCCTCATCAAAGCAAAGCAGCCGCCCACCAGCCATGGCGCGGAGGTGTCGGAATGAAGCGCCTATCGCGCAGGGAAAACACCTCTCACCTCTTTGATAGCTCGATAGACGTGACGGTGCAAGTAGACACGGATCGGCCCGTACTGCACGGCGATGTCGTCTTCGTAGTCGCACCCGAAACTGTCTTCGTTTATCTGGATGGCATTGGGCATGTACCCTGCCGTGACACTCATGCGAATGCGATTCAACCCAAAATCTTGGAGAGGGGAGCCGACGTGGCATGCGGCATTCCGAGCATGGTTGATCAGGGTCGTGACATCTGGCGTCCCTTTGTGGACAACGACGTCTTCAGTGAAGGAAACACGCTTTCCTGCGTTATTCGCTTTCTGGAGAAGGTCATTGAGATGAATCAAGACACAGGCGAAGGACGCCTCGAAGAGCGGGTGCGCAGCGCTTTCAAGCACTCTCGTGCCAAGCACCTGCTCGATCGAACTAAAAGAAGTTCTGATCTCGAACTGCGAATTGGGGCTATCAATGTCCATGCCTTCTCCTTGCTGGCCAGCATTCTGCCACGCAATCGCTTTGAGATGAGCGCATGAAGACCTGCATCCACTGCGACCGCTCCCTGCCGCTGCAACAATTCAACCGCGCGGGGAACCAAAGCCGGTCCAGCGTGTGCGTGCCTTGCACCAATGACATGCGCAAGCTGCGCGCTCCGCTGCCTGACCTGGTACGCGACTGCGAGCAGGTCCGGATCAACAACGCCGCCGCCCTGTGGTTCGGGCCTGTGCGGCCGATGCCGAGGTATGCGGTATGAGCATTGCTGAAGCCATTGACCACGTTGCCGTCGGCCATGAGCTCGCCCGCAAGACCGGCGTGAACCTCGACAAAGCCCGGCCGAAGACCCGCCGCATGTGGGAGGCGCGCGGCCTGGCGGTGATCGCTCTCGCCCGCGGCGATCTGGAAGAGGCCGCCAAGATCATGGCGCCGTTTGCGAGGAAGCGCCGATGACCGCCCCGCAGCTATTCCCAGTCGTTTATAGCTACCGCACCTCGCCGATATTTATGCGCTCCTGCAGTTCGTTCAGGACCTGCCTGCCGACTGCCGTCAACGCTACGGGCGTTCCAGTCGCATATCCCCACATAACAAGGTCACCTAGCAACGGCGGTGTGTCCGGCTTATCCCCGTCATCAACGGCGCACAACGATGACATTAATGCTCTTTCACCAGGTCGCAATTCCATTCACTCCTTTGCTAAATCTCCTGATCTGACCATCGCCGTTCTTCGGCATGGCCGCAATGGGACCAAGTGTCTAAAACGCCGGACCTGCATCACAGAACCCCGAAATAACCGAATCAAGAGTGCCCGCGCGGCGCTGGAAGGAGAAGCAGCATGAAACTGATGCTGGCCCACAAATGGGCAGAGAAATACTTCGATGAGGACAGTCGGCCCGATGCCCAGCTGCTGGGCCGGTGGTGCCGTAATGGAAAGATCCCGGCAACCAAGGTCGTCGGCCAGTGGTACGTCGATGAACATGCATGGCTGGCCGGTGGCGATGACCTGGTCGCCAGCGTCTTGGCAGCGGCGTAACTTGCCATGATGGGACGTGCACGCAAACCGAGCCGCCGAGACTGGCCAGCTAACCTCTACGCTCACCGCGACGGGTTCAAATACCGCCATCCGATCACTCGGAAAGAGCATTCCATGGGCAAGGACAAGGCCAAGGCCTTTGCTGCAGCCAAGAAGCTCAATGCGCTGCTGATGCCCGGGAACGACTTGGTGGCTTCCGTGCTGACGCCGGGCGAGACCGTGGCCGACGCCATCAAGGTGTTCCGGACCGATGACATTCCTGGCAGGAAGTGGGCGCCCAAAACCGCCGAGGTGTACGAAAGCGTCATCCGACGCATCGAGGCCGGCCTGGGCACCACGCCGGTTGCCGAAGTAACGGTAAAGGCCTGCGCCACCTTCATTCGCGAGGTGACCGAGTCGGAGCGTGCACGGCAACAGTTCCGCCTGGTGCTTGGGTGGATTCTGGCCTGTGCCGTCGAGGAGGGCTGGATCGACACTAACCCAGCCTTGGCCACCCGCAAGTTCTCGCACAGCCGCAAGCGCGAGCGCCTATCGATTGACGTCTACCGCGCAATCTGGGATGCCGCCCCACATTGGGTGCGTAACGCTATGGACCTTTCGCTGCTGACGCTGCTGCGCCGCGAGGACGTGGTTTCCGCTCGCTTCGCTGACCTACGCGACGGCGCGCTCTGGGTCGTGCCGTCGAAAACCGAAGGTTCCACAAACGTCCGCCTGCAGATCGCTGCGACCGGCCCGCTGGGCGACCTGCTGGCCCGCTGTCGCGATGCCGTGGTGTCACCCTACCTGATCCACCGGCTGCCCGAGAAAGCGCGCCCCAGCAACATGCGAGCCAAGGACCGAGACCATCACACCCAGGTGCTGCCGGAACAACTGTCGCGCGCCTTCGCCACGGCACGCGATGCAGCCGGCGTCGACATGGACAACCCGCCCACGTTCCACGAAATCCGCAGCTTGGGCGGCGCCCTGCTGAAGGAAGCCGGCTGGACCAACGAGCAGATCCAGGCGCTGATGGGCCACAGCAATGTGGCGATGACCGAGCACTATCTCGGTGGCCACGAAGCGCCGTGGCAGGCCGTCAGCACCGGCATTTCGTTGCCGCGATAGTGGACGAATAGTGGACACTTAGTGACCACAACGAAAAAGGGCTCACGACGAATGCCGTAAGCCCTTGTTCTTAAAGCAGTAATTGGTCGGGACGGCCGGATTTGAACCGACGACCCTCTGCCCCCCAGGCAGATGCGCTACCAGGCTGCGCT